CTCTACATCTCTGTAAAACCCAGATACTTGTAACTTCTTTAACTCGTTAGGTGTTTTACGCATAACATGTGTTACACGCTCAGATGTTTCTAAATCTGACGCACCATATGGTACGACAATATCTTCTGCGGGTATAAATATAGATACTTGCCTCTCAAGGCTTGGATCATAATAAACTTTTTTAAACGCATTGCCGGATAAACCAAGACCCCATAACATTCTTTCATGCTCTGGACGATACTCAACCATCTTCTCAGTTAGTTGATAGTTCATATCTGCTCTTACACGAGAGGCTGCTTCTTTTTTCTCTCTGCTACTTTCGCCTATAATCTGAGTTTTTACTGGTCCTTGTGCAGGAAAAGTCTCCATGATTGTTTCAGACTGAAACTTAACAAGCGCTTCAGTCAACAAAGGGTGATGTACACCACAAGCACCGGGCCACGGCTCTGATCTTTCATCTAACTTTAAACCTAAAAGATCTAGCCCATCTACATAAGTCTGCATCCAATCTTTGCGACTAGCTATATCAGATTCAAAGTCACTTAATAAATCTTCAGATATAGTAACTAATTCATCCTCACTTATAAACTCTGCTAAGTTGGCTTCAAAGTCTTCATCTGTTTCTTTACCCGGCTCTATCTCTATCTCCAAACCACCCATTTCTATAGAAACTTTTTCAGGGTCTTCTATTTCTATCTCTATGCTAGGCTCCATATCTTCTTGGCCTACCATCTGAGCTAGTCCTTTCGGTGTAGGGGTTAGCCCTTTATCTATTCCATTAACTGCCATGATTTATCCTTTGTATTTAATAGTAAGGCTCTCTTCGCATCCTTTGAGGCATATATTCATCGTCTTCATCAAGAAGAGTTCTAATAAACCCGCCTTTTCTAAACCTCATCAACGCTAAAGATGTTGAGTCTACATAATCATCATGTTCCCCAGCAGGAAAACTTGCTACTTCATCAACAACTTCTTCTGCCCAATTAGTATTTGGTATCCATACTCTGCCTGAAGCAAACATATCTGACACCGCATTTAATCTTGATATTTTATCGTTACCTTTACTGGGAGTAAACTCCTGAACTGGAACCCCCATTGCCCTCATCTCGTATATTAACGGAGCGCCAGATGCTTTTTTCTCTATAATTATAGAATCAGGCTCCCAATCATCGTATTCTTCTAATGCTACCTTTTTTAACTCAGGAAACTCCATTCTTTTACGAAAAGCGTTCAATAATATTATATTAGCTTGTTTTAACCCTGTGTCATCTTCTTGATAAAACACTCCCCATGTCGTACATGCCGAATAATCCGCACGTTGAGTCTTTTCAAACGCTGTATCCCATGACTGTAGTATAAAATCACAAGAAGGTGGGTCTTCTTTCTCCCAAATCTGCCACCATTCACGTTTTACTATAGCTGAGTTCTCTGAAGTGGGGTTTTGTTGATACTGAGCCATCCATTTAGAGTTAGGTAGCTCTTCTTTTAACGCATCTAGCTCAATTAAAGGCCAAAACTGAGGCCAAAGAGGCTTACCACTAGGTAAAATAGCCGGAAATTCTATTAATTCCCACTCTTCTCCCCCTCTTTGTACTGAAGCCCGCATTACTTGACCTGTTAAATCACGTTTTGACCACCTAGTCATCACAATTATAATCGCACCACCCGGTTGCAAACGCTGTCTTGGCCCAGATGTGTACCATTCATACGTTTTATCGTATATTTCAGGGTTTACTTCTGCTTGGGCGGCTTCTTGCTCTGAGTGAGGGTCATCAATAATGAGGATATCCGCACCTTTACCTGTAACAGCACCTCCAACACCGATAGCAAAGTAGTCTCCGCCTTGGTTAGTGGCCCAACGCCCAGCCGCTTTTGAGTCAGCCTGGAGTCCAACTCCTGAAAATATGTTTTTATACGCTTCAGAATCAACAAGATTTCTTACCTTTCTACCAAACCCCACCGCAAGTTCTGCTGTGTGGGATGTTTGGATTACTTTCTTATTAGGGTACTTACCCAAAAACCACGCTGGCAACAAATAAGAAGCAAACTCACTCTTAGTATGTCGTGGTGGCATATTAACAATTAATCTTTTACACTGTCCATGTGCAACTCTTTCAAAAGCCTTTGCCATCTTTTGATGGTGCGCCCCATTTATAAACGAAGGCCATACCTGATTAACAAAAGTCATAAAAGATAACTGCGCTTTTCGAGAGTGTTCTCTCTCAGCTAGTTCTTCTAAACTATCGGCAATCTCCGCTTTTACTTCTGGCGGTAGACTACTAAGCAGGTGTGGATATTTCTTTATCAGATCCAGAGGTGTCGGCTGCATCGCTTTGCTCTTCTAATTCACTTTGCTCTTCTAGTTCACTATGTTCTTCTAACTCTTTATCTAAGTCAATCTCTAAAGGACTTATCGGTTCTTCATCTTTAACCTCAACAGTCTCTACATCACCTATATATTTACCTAGTATTGTATTAAGTCTATTCTCAATATCTTCAGTTGGTTTCTGGCGTATCGTGACATCGTACTGCTCTGAGAATAAATTTACACCTCTACGCTTTCCTAAAAGTTCTAGCGCTTTTAGTCTTTTACCTGCATCTTCGTTTTCTGTCTCTTCTAAAAGTCTGTTGGTCACAAAGTTAGCCAGACGATTATTTGCATTTAAAAACTCATGGTCATACTGATTTAACAACGCCTCTAACTTTAACACCACTGCAGGGGGAGTCTTTGCAATTGCAATGGGTTTTTCCTTCGCAAATAATTCGTGTGCTTGAACCGATGTCTTTTCATCCATATCAGGTACTTCAGCACCGGAGTCTATTAACTTTTTTACAGTGTTAAAAGCAGTCTTTGCTCTTTCTCTAAACTCTTTAACTTCTTCGGGGGTTACATTGAACGGGAGGGGTATGCCTACTTCTGGCGTTATTGTTAATGGCATTAGAGGAAACGGGACTCCTTTTTTCGTTAGGGGGGCATCTCAGCCTTTGAACCTACCATGAGGCTTATATAAAGTCAATAGGGGGTGGGGGTAGAGTGTCCAAAAAGTCCAAAAAGTCTAATTTGTACAATTTAGACATTTGAGTAAAGTCCAAAAAGTCCAATCCCCCTATATAAGGGGGATTTTTGGGACTATGGTTTTTGTGATTTTGAGCGTTTTTAAAAATTTAAAATCCAATGAGCAAAACACACAGTATAGGCACGTAGGTACCATCTACACCACACAGGGGGGTGGGGGGTTTCAATTGTCAACCTCTCGGAGTACTCCGAGAGTAAATAAACAGCCAAAAAACTAGACTATATCATAGCCCTATGCGACTATTAATACATGGCAACACGTTGTTGTCATATAACTTAACACTTAATAAAAAGGAATATGTTATGTCTATTAAACAAAACAAAGTAGCTACATCCGTAGCTAAAGCATTACCCAATACTAATTGGGATAAGATGGATCAAGATGCACAAATTGATCAGGCTGTTTTATCTTTTAAGGCCATTGAGGACGTAAAAGTTGCAGTGGCTAATTTTAAGAAAGTACAACCATCTAAAAGGTTGAACAGTCTAGTGAAATATTTGCGTAAGCAAAAGATTAAGTTAAACCCTGTTCAATGGAAAATGGAAGATACTGGAGAACGTAAAAAGAATAATGATAAGAAAACCAGAAGAGCGGGTATCTTACCATTGGATCATCAACAAGTGACAATGAATGGTTCGACATTCTCGCAAAAATTAGCATTGCGTTTGAATGAGTTTTATTCTATCAATACTGTTGAAACTTATATGTCTAAGTTTAGAAAGGCTGTTAATGTTGGAGGTGCGGTTACACTAGGAAAGGCCAAGAAAAAAGCACCAGCCAAAAAGGTCGAGTTTGAAACTTCTGGATCTGAGGAGGTATCGCATTTAAACCTATCGATTCCTAGCAATATGAAAGGTGGTATTAAAGCGATGTGTTCAAGTGTTAACAATCAACTTAACGATTGTAAACGTAATATCCCTGAAAATGGGAATCACAATTGTTTTTTAGATCTTATTATAATGTTGCAAGACGCTATAATTGATAAGGTCCCTGTTGAATAATTTTCTTAACCTTAACCTCTCGGAGTACTCCGAGAGGTTTTTTATTCTTTAACATTAGCCCGCTTATGCGGGCTTTTTTTTGGGCGGAACTGGTGTCAAAAGAAGGCGGAGGTCGGCAGGAAGTCGGCGAGCTGGCGGAAACGCCAGAACTGGTGTCAAGTGGGCAAGCTGGCGAGAGGG